CGTTTGGCCAATGGTTTATAGCACCATCTCGATTTTATCTCTTAGACTTTAAATAATTGACGATCCACCAGCTGGATAATCCAGTCTGGTCCTTAGTCATACTCTTCGTATAACCAAGGAAGTCTGGCATGAGATCGATAAATTCCTTGGCAATGTTGTCAATATTATCAAGGAATTCTGGGATATCCAACCCTAAACGATACTTATCCCTTTTCATGCAAAATTCTGCGAACTCGGCACGTAGAGGATGATACTTCACATTCTCAATGATGGATAGCTGTCGCAAAGCTACCGCCTTCGCCGACCACACATCTGGGTCGAAATACCGCTCCTGTTCCATCAGCCTACCAAGAGCACGATAGGTTGAATAGACTCCTACACATACCCCGTCTTCGCGGTAATTAATGTGATGCCATCTCCTGAGGTATATGCAATCCTGTTTACTCACATACTGCTTATCTTCATTCATTTCCAGGCCATGAGCAGTATATGAACGTATTACATCTTCCACAGTAATGCCTGGATAGGTCAGAACTCCATCATCTCCAAGGCACTGTGAATTTGGGTTTAATTTGGCGTGATTATTAAGAGCGGCCTCATATTGAAGAGCTCTGTGCGCTAAAGTCTCATCAGCGTTGGTTCCGCCTGAACCACTTCCCATACCGTGTTTACCTTCACGGATTTTACCAAAGTCGTAAGCCAGAGGTATCATGTACTTAATGGGGAATACATCTCTGAACCAGCGTTCATGTGCCAGGCCGGGAGTTGAAATGCCTCTGAGGATCGCTTCAGCTGCATTTTGCATATCCTGGTTGAAATGCTGATCAAACTTAGAGAAGTCTGTACAGATGACCACGTCGTCTACACCCTTTGTATCAAACATAGCAGTGATACGCTGGTCGACTGATTCCATGCTAACCCAAGCTGGAACAAGATTGAGTTTCTGACAACTCTCAATCAGTGGCTGGTAAATCTGTAATTCGCAAATGTTGACTCCAAAGGGAAACATCCAAACGACCCTCTGTTTAACATCATCTTTGCTGGGTCCGCCTTCTTGGCCCCTCCATCCCAAGACAGCACATCCTGACCATCTATTACCGGCCAGAAATTGATGTACTTGGTCGCATGCTGGCCATACCTTAGCAGGTACGGTTTTATATACGACTTGACGTCTCTTGGTGAAGTATGGAGATCCGGAATTAGTAGACTTCTTCATCATGTCAAGAGTTCTCTCTTGACTCCTAATCCGTAGACCACCAATCTGTGAAAATTCTGAAATAACAGCTTTCACAGCACTGTCAGATACAGGCGTTGAAGATAGGAGAATATCTTCATAGTAATGATCAATGTCTTCGAGCCTTTCAGACAATGGCTTCATTATAGACATTGGTCCGACCTTAGCCTTTAAGTCGTTTTCAAACTCTACAAGTGTTGGCCACTTGTCGAGTAATGACTCTAGTGTAGGCTTCCAGTCATCTAGAACTTTTTGCAATGAGTCACCTTTGGCAAAGGTAGTTCTGTACTCATCTGGTTGTCCTTTCTCGACTATGTCAAAATAAGACCGTAAGCCGGGATTGGGCAGATTAAAACAATCTTTAAACTTAGTTTCATAATTTTTAGGCATATGAATGGCCTCCTATCAATAAAATTTGTAAAG